TTCATCACTTATCCCCAAAAAGTGCAGCCACCAGCGGATCGCGGCGTGGCTTTAATCTCTTACCTCTTTCACGCGCCAAGCGGAAAGCCTTATCGTCCAATGTCTCACGCGCTCTGTGGCGGCGTAGGCGCTCCATGGGTGTCAGCGGTGGCGGTCTGACTGCATCAGTGCCGATACCGTACCTGTACACGGCGACCAGGATGCGGCCTGATCTGCGCCATTCCTGTATGTGTACGGTGCCAGCCAGCCGCAGCCGCTTAATCATCTGCTGCGCTGACCTCTCGGTGCAGTACACCTTGGCCGCTAACTCTGGCACTGTGCAGCCGGTGCGCTGAAGGATGTCAATGACTCGCGGGAGCCTTGCTGAAATCAAGTGTTGCGCTCCTTTAATTTGGCTTCAATGGCTCTGGCATAAGTGCTTCTGACAATGTGACCTTTAGATAACGCGCTTATCTCATCATCTGTCAGCCCAACCCATGTGCGCTCCTTGGCGTAGCCGTTCTTTTGCTTGAGTTTAGCTTGCGCCCACGCAACTCCTTGATCAAAGGTGTCGGGCATATCTTCAATTTCTTTCCAATCTTCATCAGCCAGCCCTACCCATGTGCGCTGTGCTAAAACTTTAGCGGCTATCAGTTTGGCAAAAATTTCTGCGGCTTGAATTGCGGCTGAGTTCTCCATTTTGAAACCAGCTTGTTTAGCCAACTCAATCATTTCATCTTGTGTCATGCTTCACCTTTCTTATATTTACCCGACCAGGCATATTCACCGCGTGGCTGCTTGGCACCCATCTTCCGAAAGAAAGTCAGCATGGATTTATACGGCACGCTGAAACGCTCGGCTATCTCTTTCTTTGTCATACCCTCGGAGAGCAGCAGCATGGCTCTGCGGCCATTGATGTCAGGCAGTTTGCGTCCTGAGTTGGGGCGGGAACCACCTTTCATCACTTCACCTCTGTCTCATCAAGCAGGAACTTGACTATGCACGCAAGCACGATCACCGTCAGTGCAATGGCGAGCAAACCGATCAGCACGAAATTCATCATCGTTTCCATAGAAATCCTCCGAGTCAAAGTACAACAGCGCCAGCACCGCCAACGCCAACCATATGATTTTCACTTCTGAGCCGCCAGTAGTTCCATCTCCACTTCTTTCACGCGATCTCGCAGGATGGTTAGTTCCTGTTCAGCAGCGTCAATCTTGCGCTGCATACGCTCGCGGGTCATGTTCTCCGCGTGAGTCCAGCCAATGAACGTGCCGTCAGTCACAGCCTGGCGCGCCAGCTTTGCAAAGTCAGCGCGGCTTAAGAATCCACCGCCGACTTCCATGGGTGGCGTGAACTTGTTTACTGCGCGGTCAATTTCGATTTGCATTGTTTCAGACACTGATTTCTCCTGTTGATTATTCATGATGACCACCATGCTACGAGCAGTGCGGCCAAGCCGGTGCCGATGACAAGGCACAGTAAGTAGTCCAGCGCAGCCTCTGCGCGTTTGCCAAGCCTGCGGTGGCTGTCGGCGGTCAGGGCGTGTTGTGTGTGGTTCATGGGACTCCTTAAAGATGGGGGACGATGCCCCCTTGGGTTGATTAGGCTGCGGCTCTCTCTTCAAAAAAGCGCTTTGACTCTGTACCTTGATTGATGTAAGCGTCAGAGCCGTAAGCTGGATCGACTTCAAACCAGCATGATGCTGTCAAGGCTTTACCTGATGCCAAGGTTGCATTAACTTTGGCGGCCAAATCTTCAACGATTGTCTTGGCAGTCTCACGAATATCAGCAAAACAAACTTCGCCAGTTTCTTCGCACTCCTCAACTTTTACGCCAGGAAAAGTCTTTTCGTGACGAAAGCGGCGACCAGTTGCGTTCTCAATCAGGACATAGTATTTTTCAGCGATGAAAGGGTGACCGTCACAAGCGAGACCGGCTTCGTAAAGGTCAGATACTGCATATGCTTGGTAAGTTGCGTTCATTTCGTTTTCCTTGGAGTTGCGTTATTGAGGAATTGATAATATCACATTTGCTGAACTTGTCAAATCACATACAACTTAGTCAAGTATTCCATCATCTACAATGTCCCTTGCTGGTTCATGCTTCCAGCAGTTGCCTTTATGGGGATCGGTTTGCGCTGATCCCCTTTTTTTGCTTTACACTTGACGCTTTCCACAAAACATGGTTAACATCATACACATGAAAGTCTCACAGCAAGCCATTCAGGACATCAAGTTTAAGATTGAATCAGCCGGATACCGGATGTCCGATCTGTGCCGTGTCGCAGAGATCGACCAAGCGCAGCTCTCGCGCTGGATCAATGGGCAGACCGAACCACTTTACTCCACCGTCATTCGCTTGGAGCAGGCCGCAGACGCGCTCATCTCAGCGCGGCTACAGGTGCTAAACAAGGCCATGGAAGAGGCCGTCAAATGAAGCGCACCTTGGGTATTGACTGCGGCTTGAACGGCGCAATAGCGGTGCTGGTAGACGGACAGTTGCTCTCGGTACACGATATGCCAACGCTGACCGTAGACATTAACAAGAAGACCAAGCGGCAAGTCTCACCGCAGCTGCTGGCCGAGATCATTGGCAACCTCAGACCGGATCAGGCCATAGTAGAACGTCCGGCAGCACGCCCGGGTCAAGGCGTAACGGCCATGTTTGGCTTCGGCCGAAGTCTTGGCGTAGTCGAAGGCGTGCTGGCCGCGCTAAACATTCCGGTCACCTATGTGGCACCAGCCACTTGGACGAAGGCCATGGGTAAGGCTGCCGGTAAGGATGCATCCAGACAGCGCGCCATCGAGTTATTCCCCGCCATGTCGGAATACTTCAAGCGCGTCAAAGATGACGGCAGAGCAGAGGCAACGCTGATAGCAGCGTGGGGTATCCGCAATGGCTGACAAGGAACGACAGATCATGCGCCAGCACATAGTCTGGTTGGCCGAGATGCTGGAGAAGCAGCGCAAAGCCAATCAGGACAAAGTCGTATTCCTGAAACGCCTGCTCGATCCCGAGGACTTGGGACACGCCGCGAGCACTGAGGTGCGCCAGCTGGCGTACCAACTCATCCTTAACGAACATCACATTGAAAGAGACTCATGGCAAAGCAATTAAGGCTCAGACCGTCATCCGCATCGCGCTGGATCGCCTGCCCTGCATCCGCAAAGCTCTGCGCTCAAGTACCGCAGCGCCCATCAGGTGAGGCTGCAAACATTGGCACCGCCATCCATGCGCTGGCCGAGACTTGCTTTCAGCTTGGCTCGGACCCGATGCAGTTTGTCGGCCAGACGGTGGAGAACATCATAATGACCGAGGACAACTGCCTGTACGCGCTGGAACACATGAAGGCCATATGGGCGATTCAAGACCAACTCGGCAGCGTCAAGGTTGAGGTGCCGGTGATGCTGTTCAATACTCCCATTTTTAAGCTCGGCGGCACAGCTGACGTTGTCGGCCACTCAATCAGCCAAAAGAAATTAATCATTGCAGACTTGAAGACCGGCAAAGGCTGGGTGGACGCTGACACTGAGCAGCTGAAAATCTACGCGCTGGCTGCAATCGCAACGCTGCGGCTTGACATTGATGAAGTTGAATTCCAGATCATCCAGCCGCACCATGGTGAAAAGCGCATCCACACAATGACCGCAGATAAACTCGGCGAGTGGGAAGAGAATATTCTGATGCCTGCTGTTGATGATGCCATCAGTGACGCGCCATCATTTAGACCGTCAGTGTCGGCCTGTCAATGGTGCGATGCGAAAACAATCTGTCCGGCACAGCAACAGCAGTTTGATGTCGTGGCGGCCAACACTGACATCACCGCGCTGAACAAGGAAGAGATAAAGGAAGTCATGCTGGCGCTGACACCAGCACAGATCAGCGCAATTCTGGACAAAGCGCCGCTGGTAGAGAAATTCATAGCAGCGGTGCAGGAACACGCACTGAGCGCCATGGAGAAGGACGGCATGGTAGTACCAGGCTGGCAGTTGGCACCGAAGCGCCCAACGCGCAAGTGGATTGATGGCAACGCGGCCAGAGAAAAACTGACAGCGATAGGTTTGTCTAACAGCGACATATTTGAAACAACCCTTATTACTCCTGCGGCAGCAGAGAAACTGCTACCAAAGGAAAACCGAGTTATCTTGGACGAACTCACCGTCAAGGTATCAAGTGGACTGACGCTTGCGAGAGATCGCAGCCTCAGTCAATAATGCAATCCCTGTAACTTTTGAAAGCGAAACGCAAAATGCTAAATTTATCCTCTGGTGGCGGTAATGGAAACTACATCCGCTTCTCTCCCCAAGCCAACGCTTGGACAAACAACCAAGGCGAGGAAATCCAACTCGGCAAGGTTGTCTTCGACATTAACACGGTCCAAACCGGCTGGCTGCAACTCGGTGTTGGTGTACGCGATTGGCAGGCCGATGTAAGCCTCGGCAAGAAAGGACCGCAACCCACGCCGGACCATAAAAGGGGATTTATTATTCACTTTTATAACAAACTGCTCGGGCTGTGCGAGTGGTCATCCTCTGGCGTAGGCCCGAACATGGGGCTGGAGAAGCTGTACATGGACTGCGCGGCGCAGCAGGCCGCCAATGCTGGTAAGTTGCCAGTGCTGGAGTACACCGGTAGCAAGCTGGAGAAGATCGGCAAAGGCACAACTCGCATACCGAACTTCAATATCGTGAGTTGGATTGACCGGCCATTGGGTATGTCTGCTGACGCTGAGACCATCATACATATGCCTGTAGAGGTGGCGAGTAAAGCATTGAAAGCCGATGCTGTTGTGGCTGCACTGGCTGCTGCGCCAGTTGCACCACCAGCGCCNGNGAAGACTGCGATGGCCGCAGCAGTGGCTGATGANGAGATGTTNTAACTGATCGGCTTTAAGCACCGCTGGGTAGCACCAGCGGTTTTTTTTCCTCTAAAAAAATACAACATGAAATATCTCTCACTTTGCAGTGGTATTGAGGCGGCAACAGTAGCATGGCATCCCCTTGGATGGGAGGCAGTAGCGTATTCGGAGATTGAGAAGTTCCCATCTCAGGTGCTGGCGCACCATTACCCACAAACGCCAAACCTTGGCGACATGACGAAATTTAAGGAGTGGTCAATTGAATCAAATGTCGATCTTCTTGTCGGAGGAACTCCCTGTCAATCATTCTCAGTCGCAGGACTCAGAAAGGGATTGGATGACCCGCGTGGCAACCTCATGCTTACCTATCTTGCCATTGCTAAACAATATCGCCCCAACTGGTTGGTCTGGGAGAACGTCCCCGGCGTTCTGTCCTCCAATGGAGGACGGGACTTTGGCAGCTTCCTTGGAGGGTTGGCAGAATGCGGGTATGGGTTCGCATACAGGGTGCTTGACGCTCAGTATTTCGGAGTGGCACAGCGCCGCCGCCGTGTGTTCGTTGTCGGATACCTTGGAGATTGGCGACTTGCCGCAGCGGTTCTTTTTGAGCGCCACAGCCTGTCAGGGCATCCTGCGCCGAGCAGAGAAAAGGGGCAAGGTGTTGCCGCCAGCGTTGGAGCAGGCGCTTCAAGCCGTAGCTGGGCCGCCGACATAAGCGGCACATTAGACACAACCTTTGGCACAAAACAAAGTCTTGAGAATCAGCACATCAATGCTGGTTGTCCGATGTTTGTCCCAGCGCAAGCAATTGGGTTTGAAAGTAGTCGTAGAGATGGTGTGCGTTTGTATGACGGCATTTCCAATACTTTGCAAGCCTTTGCTGGCACTGGTGGTGGCAACAGTCCCATGGTTATGCAACCCATCGCATTCAGCGGCCAGGTGTCAAACCCGCAAACAGATGTGGACATGACGCAAACCCTGCAAGCCAAGAATCCGATGGCGGTGGCATGGTCAATGAACTTAATGTCTCCGGGTCGTCAAATTCGTGAGGATCATGGCGTTGGCGCTCTTACGCAAGATGCCCATCGTCCTACACAAGGCAATGAAGCAGTAGTAATTCAGCAAGCAATGGCAGTTCGCAGACTCACCCCTGTTGAATGCGAGAGATTGCAGGGATTTAGCGATAACTACACCGACATCATTAGCAAGGGCAAGCCAACACCTGATGGTCCACGCTACAAAGCATTGGGCAACAGCATGGCAGTGCCAGTCATGGCATGGATTGGGCAACGCATAGAACAAGTAGAGGCAATATGCAAGCAGAACAAATAGCCAAGCAGCTGGGCAACGCAAAAAAAGCAAACGGTCAGTGGGTAGCCAGCTGCCCTGTACCTGGTCACGGTAAGGGTAACGGCGACAAGAATCCAAGTCTCAGCATAGACATCAATGAGCAAGGCGTGCCGCTGTTCCACTGTCACGGTGGGTGCAGTCAGGAGGACGTGTTCCAGACCATCAGGGAACTGCACTTACTTCCCGAACTCATGGAACGGCCAGACCCACTCGCCAACATCAAACCGATACCGCGCAACGTCTTTGAGCAGGAGTGGCAATACCAAGATGAGGACAGGACAACGGTATTTGTCAAGCAGCGGTTCAAGATTGGCGAGACAGGGAAAACGTACAGGCTGTACAAGGTTGACGCTGATGGCCGTAGGCACTCAAGCCTCGCTGATGCGCGCATCGTCCCCTACAACCTACCCGCACTGCTGGACGCGAAGACGGCAGGCAGGAACATATTTTTGGTCGAAGGCGAGAAGGCAGCGGATGCCATCACAAGCATAGGCATGATTGCGACCACGGCGCACGCTGGTGCCGGCAGCTGGCCGGAGGCCATCACCGAGTACTTTGCTGGCGCTCAGGTCATCATCCTGCCGGACAACGACACGCCAGGCTGGCAGTACGCGCATAAGGCGGCAGCCGCCATACTGCCCATCGCTAAGTCGGTCAAGGTAGTTGATCTCGGCCTGCAAGGCCAAGGAGATGATGCCTATGAATTCCTCGCGGAAGGCGGTAGCAAAGACAAGCTGGTGGCGCTGGTCAAGGCAGCGTCAATCATCACTAGTGCGGATCAAGTAACGATGCCCGAAAGGTTGAATCCGATTACAAATGCAGTGCCGGACGCAACACCATCACCGCAGGACATTGCAAAGGAATTTGAGTCAGAGCCACCAGCACCAAAGGAACAAGCCAAGCCGCCAAAGCAGATCAACATCGAGCATTGGGACTCAATACAAGATGAGCCGGTGAGGTGGCTCATAGACAAGATGCTGCCGGTGGGTGCGTTCACGGCGCTCTACGGGCCGCCAGGCTCGTTCAAGTCGTTTATCGCGCTGGACATTGCCGAGGCTATAGCGACAGGTAGGACATGGATGGGCAATGAGGTGACAGAGCCAGGCTCCGTTTTATACATCNCGGGGGAGGGGTTCGGGGGAGTCGGCGCAAGGATCAAGGCGTGTAAGCAGCATCACCAGACAGAGGACGGCGCACCGATCTACGTCATTAGGCACCAGCTCAACCTTAGATCGAGCGTGGAGGACTTCAACGCGCTGATGCTGGCCGTGGAGCATTTGGTCATAGACACCGGCATCGACTTCAAGCTGATCATCATCGACACCTTAGCCAGAGCCTTTGGCGGCGGGGATGAGAACTCAGCCTCAGACATGATGCAGTTTGTGGTCACCTGTGGGCATATTCAGAAGATCGTGCAGGACGCTGCGCTCATGATTTTGCATCACAGCGGCAAGGACTCAGCCAAAGGGATGCGGGGTAGCTCAGCGCTCTTAGGAGCCGTGGACACCGAATTGGAGTTGATCCGCTTTGAGGACTCTATGAAAGGCATCATCAGAACCGCCAAGCAAAAGGACGGTGAGGACGGCACCCGCTACGGCTTTGAGATGGTCAGCGTGGAACTCAAGCCGCCAGCTGGATCACTGCAAATAGGCGATCCTGTAACCAGCTTGGCGGTGCAGGCCAGCGACTTCAATGAGTCAGCAAAGGCAGTCAGAGGCAACAGCGGAAAGGGTAAAAACCAGCGCATGGTCATGACAACTCTAGAGACTGTCGTTAAAAGCAGCGGTGTACTGAAATACATCGAAGGTTCACAACGCACTGTGGTCAGGTTGGAGCAGTGGAGAGAGGAATTGTGGTCAAAAATGGGCTGCGTGGAGGAGGATAAGAACACGTTTAANACAGCNTGGCACCGCGCAAAGATGCAGTTGTTGGACTCAGGACAGGGCGGTATCAGCGATGGATTCGTTTGGCTGCAATTNAAAACAGAAGACAAAGAAGAGTATTGATGCTGTACATGTATACAGGTTACAGGTTACAAACAGCATACATATGTTACCGATTGAATCCTGCATGGTTACAGTTACAAATCGAGAGTCTATAAGACTCGATGATATGTAACCCATGCACCACTTGAAACCAAGGAAAGATCATGGCAACAAAAGCAAAAAGCAGACAGCATCCATTAGCAACGAGTCCAAGTCCACAAGCAGACCCTTGGACGATTTACGTTCAATCAAAACTGGTGGAGTTGGAGGCTGCCAAAGCAGTCAGCGACAGGAAATGGGGAGAAAATAGACTGATTACTTTAGTAGACAGTGAGCTGAGAGAGAAATTCTGGATTCAGAACGCCAGATTGCAGCAAGCAGTCACGGCAAAGGATCACGCGAAATTCGATTCAAGCCTGGCGGGAATGATCAGGGCGTATGGCGTGCTGGATCAGTGGGCAACAGATCAAGGCATAACGCCAGCCAGCGACAACATCCCGAGGATTGAGTGGCAAATGCAAAACGGCCAGATCATGGTGATTGTCAGAACTGTCAACGAGGCCGTGGCAATACAGCGGGAGCGTCAAGACATCAGCAATCAGAACATCTGGGCTATGGAAGAGATCGAGGCGCTGATGGCCGATGAACGTATGCAGCAAGTCATCAAGATCAAAGCACTATTCCCAACGGCCACAGTAACCAGTTTCAAAACAGCGCCAGACTTCAAGCTCGGAGGGGCAACAGGATTTGATGACTTTGAAAACGACTTGAAATTCGATGACAATGAAGTCATGGAAAAGAAATTCGACACGAAACTAGCAGGGAGAATGAAGAATGCAGCAAATTAAACAATGGGTACTGGATATCGTCCAGCGGATTAAAACGGCTCTAAGGAGGGTCTGAGCGTGGCAGGAAGACCGAAATTCAGAGAGGACATGGCACTGCTTGAGGATTTGCCCGATGACCTGATCGTGTCCATGTTTGAAGCAGGCAAGTCGCAGACTCAGATTTGCTACGAAATGGGCATCGGGCGCAGGGCGCTTGAGCAATGGATCGAGGATACCGATCCCTCTATAATTGCGCGTGCGCGCGCGAAAGCCGCCGATAAACTCGCGGTGGAGACTCTGGACATTGCTGACAGCATGGCCGACAGCAACCCGCAGCGCGATGTCCAGCGCATCCGAACGAGGCAGTGGCTGGCCGAACGATGGGATCAGAAGACTTACGGCTTACAAAAAGCAGCCTCAATCAACATCAACATCCAAGACCTACGCATGGCCGCGCTGCGCCATGTCGAGGTTGTCGATGACTTATCCACAGGCGAGAAGCAGGATTGAGCCGTGATTGATCACATTGCCCTGTGGATAACGCAACTCTGCCTGTTTGTTGAGCAAATACTGGTCAGTTATCCACAATTGACTTAACATAATGGACATCGTGTTAAATGGAATATGTCAGCATTCTGTAAGAAAGCATATAGATCAATGACTTGCATGAATAGTGGATTGTGGATAACTTTCAGCGGTAAAGTAGCCGATGCTGGTGCCGGAGCGTGCCGCTGGCCGCTGGCGGCGGCGACCCCCCCATCGCTGGATTTTGGCGGGGGCAGCTGATGATGCAACCGAACACCTACCGAAATCCGCAACCGACATAACCACATGACCCTACCCCCTACCCCCACTGCGACAAAGAAGCGCGTCCCGAAAAAAAATTCTGATGATTTGGTGACGAATAACCCATTTGTCGAATTCGTCAAACTCTACAAGAATAATCCTGTCCTATTCGTCAGAGAGGTGCTGAACACTGAGCCTGACCCGTGGCAAGTGGAATTCTTGAACCACATTGCGGCGGGCAATAGAAGAATTAGCGTGAGGAGTGGACACGGTGTTGGGAAGAGTACTGGCGCGAGTTGGGCGATGATCTGGTACTTGTTTCTGAGGTTTCCGGTGAAGATTGTGGTGACGGCACCAACGAGCAGCCAGCTTTATGACGCATTGTTTGCGGAGGTTAAGCGGTGGGTGAAGGTGCTGCCGCCGATGCTGCATGACCAGCTGGAGGTGAAGCAGGACCGGATTGAGGTCAAGGATGCCAACGAGGAGGCGTTTATCTCAGCCAGGACTAGTAGGGCCGAGCAGCCCGAGGCGTTGCAGGGGGTTCACAGTGACCATGTGATGCTGGTGGGGGATGAGGCATCTGGTATTCCGGAGAAGGTGTTTGAGGCCGCGTCTGGCTCGATGTCGGGGCATAACGCTGTGACGTTGCTACTGGGAAACCCAGTGAGGAGTAGCGGATTCTTCTTTGACACGCATAACCGGTTGGCGGGGGATTGGGTGACGATGAAGGTGTCCTGCACCGAGTCGCCCCGGGTGAGTGAGGCTTACATTGAGGAGATGAAGTCGCGGTACGGCGAGGAGAGTAACGCTTACCGGATTCGCGTGCTGGGTGAGTTTCCGAGGAGTGATGAGGACACGGTGATACCGATGGAGTTGCTGGACTTGGCGATGAATCGGGACGTAGTGGCATCGCCTTATGCGCCGCTGGTCTGGGGCTTGGATGTTGCAAGGTTCGGCTCTGATCGCTCGGCACTGTGCAAGCGGCGGGGTAACGCGGTGACTGAGCCGATTAAGACATGGAAGAATCTGGACTTGATGCAGCTTACCGGCGCGGTGGTGGCTGAGTTTGAGGCGTTGCCGCCAAGCGACAGGCCGGAGGAGATACTGGTTGACAGTATTGGACTTGGCGCTGGCGTGGTGGATCGGCTCAAAGAGTTGGGTTTACCGGCGCGCGGGATTAATGTCAGCGAGAGTCCGGCCATGGGCGGGACTTACAGGAATCTGAAGGCCGAGCTTTGGTACAAGGCCAAGGCGTGGCTGGAGCAGCGGGACTGTCGGCTGCCAAAGGATGAGTTGCTGGTGGCTGAGTTGGCGACTGTGCGTTATATGTTTACGAGCAATGGGAAGATTCAGATCGAGAGTAAGGATGAGATCAAGAAGCGGGGTTTAGCCTCACCTGACAAGGCTGATGCGTTTTGTTTGACGTTTGCGAGTGACGCTGTAATCGGCATGATGGGGTCTAAGGCCAGCACCAAGTGGGGACAGCCGTTGAAAAGAAACCTGTCAAGGGTTGCATAATTGACGTAATTGTTTAAAGGGGAAAATTATGAAGATGACAAAGGCGGCGAAGAAAGTTGGCAAGGTGATGGGCGAGTACAAGGCTGGCACATTGCACTCTGGCAAGGGCGGCAAAGTAGTCAAGAGTCCTAAGCAGGCCGTGGCTATTGCGATGTCCGAAGCCAAGATGCCTATGCGCGGTGCGCGTACAGCGAAGAACATGAAGACCAAGGGGATGCGTTAATGGCTACGCTCAAGCGCACCATGGATCAGGCCATGGATCAAGACGAAGGCTACGAGGGCGGCGGCGAAGAGAGTTGCCCGATGGCAACGCAAGACATCACGCTGAATTTGAAGAATCGCGCTAAGGCAATTGATTCTGCGAACTACGGACCGGAGAATCCGAAGCTGCCTAATAAGCAGTATTGGATGGAGATGGCGGCTGAGTGGGAGGTGTCCGAGGAGGATGCCAAGATGAGCCGCTGCGGTAACTGCGCGGCGTTTAACCAGGATGACTCTATGCTTGAGTGCATTGCTAACGGTATTGGCGATGAGGGCGACCCATGGGCGGTGATTGATGCTGGTGACTTGGGTTACTGCGAGATATTCGACTTCAAGTGCGCGTCCAGCCGTACTTGCTCGGCTTGGGTGGTGGATGACGAGGGCGAGGATGAAATGCCTGAGTCACTGTTAACGATCAAGATTGGAGTCAAGAATGGCGACTAAACCTGGTTTGTACGCCAACATCAACGCGAAGCAAAAACGCATCGCCGAAGGCAGCGGCGAGAAGATGAACAAGGTTGGCTCCAAGGCAGCGCCGTCTGCGGCTGACTTCAAACTGGCAGCCAAGACCGCGAAGAAGAAGCCGAAATCAAAGGGTTAATCATGGACCAAGGACTACTTGATTTTTTTACAAGCCAAGGCGACAAAACCGCCAAGCAACGCGAAATGATGCAGCGGCAGATGGAGGCGCAGCAATTGATGCAGCAGGCATATGGCAATCAATCAATGCCTATAGATGTCAATGCGCAAATTGAATCTGTCCCTGGCTTATCTGGATTTGCTGGTGGTGGAAGAATTGGAACGAGAATGCAGTTAACGCCTGAACAGGCTTTGATTCTTGGAATGTCTGGCGGTGGTTCATACTTACCAAGCATTCCAGGCGGTAAGCAATTCAACGTGAATTCACTTGATGCAATGTTGCCAACATCACAAGGTAATTTTGGTGTCCAGTTAAACCGGCGCGAGGCAAATAATCCATCAAATCCATACTTAATGTTGAACTACAACCGGCAGTTTTAAGTGATCTCCCCGATATGCATCTCGACAGTACACGGCAAAGGTTTGCGGGTGATGCTCACCAGCATCGCCGAGTACTGTCCCGAAGTGCCTGTCTATTTGCGCGGTCCAGAGTCCATTATTGGCGGCTTTGACGCTGACCTGAAGGTCTTTGGTGCAGCGCACAATTTCGGTGATGATTACAACGACATCATTGACCGTGCCTTTGCTGATGGGTTTGAGTCAGTGATCTGCGCCAATGATGATATTGTGCTGACACCAATGAGTTACCAGCTGCTGACGGAGGATGTAGCGCAGCTGAAAGAGGAAACCGGTGAGCCTGTGGGCTGGGTTTCAGCGCGGTGCGATGCGGCTAGAGCAGTGCAGAATATTCGCAGTAATCCATTTAATCAGGAACTGCATTACTTTAAGTACCCATATGAGTACGCAATTGTTCCGATGGAGGTGCTGTCTCCGATATTTGGCTGGATTGGGCGTGATGCTTGGGACTGCTTTAAGTTTCCACCGCTGAACTGGTACTCCGATGACGTGCATTGCGAGGACTTGCGTGCAGCTGGCTTTCACCACTACTTGAGCCGGTCTTATGTGCATCACATTGGCAGCCAGACTGTGGGCATGAACGGTGACGCACTGACCAAGGCGGCCATACCGTGGTTGCTACAGAATAGGCCGGAATATGCCAAGCAGTGGTTTGATACTTAACTTAGGCTCCGGCAAGGATTACAAGCCTGATTGCGTGAATGCTGACATTCGCGCAGATGTTGGTGCCGATTGGGTTGTTAACATTGGCGCGCCGATGCAGATTGATCGGGAGTTTTCCAAGATCATTGCCAATGATGTCCTGGAACACATACCGAACTTGGTGCAGGCCATGACCAACTGCCGAGATTTGCTGGAGATGGGTGGCGA